TCCATTTTCATTGATGGCGTCGTTTTTCTATATACCATATATCTTGAAAGCTTCCCTGGAATTTTTCTATATTATGTAATAGAATTATGGCATCAAAGAGGAACGTGGTGGACGCCTGTTGATTTGCGGTTGCATCTCTTGCGTAGTTTAGGACATGCGGCCAAGAACAGCACGTCCAGATACTTGTTTTACCATAGAGTCTTTTATGATAAAGTCTCAAAGTGGTGTACATCGCAAGTTCTAAAAATTGCTGCTAGAAAGCTTAAAGAAAAGTATGTAAAATCGGATCTTGTTACAAAATTAAGTTTTGTTGTCACATCTGCTGTGTCGTTGTACTTTATGTACAGCTTCACTAGTCGTGGCTTTAATGCAGTGTCTGATTTCTTTCTCCGGCGTAAACCCCTTAAGGAGGAGGGCGGATCATTCTCTTCACATAAACCCGTGCCCGTAAAAGAGCGCGCCAATGTTTGGGAATGGAAAGAGCCCCCATCAATTTCCTCATATGATTTATCACGGAAATTGTTATCACGCAAGGGCATTACGGTGGAGGAGCAACTTAAAGCTTTCGAAGGCAATTGCTTCTATTTCACTACTCACGGTAGTGAAAGATCGAAGTTCGGCCGTGCTCTAGGCATTGGAGGACAATTATATATCACGAATGCACATTTTCTGTGGGATAGGCCTACGTCTATGACCATCTCTAAGTGCAAACCTACTGACGCAGTGGGTTTTCGACGAACTTTTAATCTAGCGTATGGAATAAATGTCCATACCCTGGAAGATAAAGATTTGTGCATGTTTCGCGTTATTGATCTTCCTAATAATCCTCATTTGACTGAATATATGCTTGAGAACGCAACTCGCTTGCCCACTACTAACGGGTATCGAATGCGCCGCGAAGAGGACGGCTCTATAACAGTAGATCGACATATTAACATTGTCAACGAAATGAATAGAATGGAACTGCCGGAAGGGTCTGGAAGTTTAACCTTGGATACCTATCGTTCCACCGCACCACGCCCCACTGAAGACGGGGATTGTGGTAGCCCTTTGTTCGTTGAAATGGATAATCGTATAATACTCGTTGGTTTACATGTGGGAGGAAAGATGGACATAGCTGGTAGGCATAAAGCGTTTTCCACGAAGATAACGCGGGAGCTTATTAATACACTAGCTTTGTCTTTTCCTCCTCAGAGCCGGATTCAGCCAAGTTTTCCTGTATTGGAGAGCGATAAAACTGGTCCTATAATTGTCCAAGCTGCCATTCATCCGAAGAGTCCTTTTAGGTTCCTTCAGGAATATGGTAGCATGGAATATTATGGATCGTTACAATTTCGGGATGGTCACACTTCTAAAGTTGGAGATACCTACTTGAAACAAGCTTTCATGGAGGGAACTCGTGATGATGGACCATTCGCTTTGCGAGATGAGGTTAGACCTCCTATTCTTCGCGGGTACCTTCCAAAGCATTCTACTCTGGATCACGCTATTCAAACATATGATACCGTGAATTACCAGATTTTGGAATTGTGCAAGAATGGTTACCTGACGGATGTTTTGGAGAAGTTGCCCCAGTCCGAAATTGCGCTAATTAAGCCCCTGGATCTTGATACAGCCATAAACGGAGTTCCATCTGTGGCTTTTATCGACGCTATGAAGCGATCTACTTCAGCGGGCTTTCCTTGGTGTGAATCGAAGAGGAAACATATTGTTCCAATATGTGATTCGAGTGGAATACCAACTGACCGTGTGGATGTGACGCCCGAGATGCACACTAGAATTGAAAATATTCTTTTGCGCTACGAGAATGGCATTCAATACCATCCGGTTTTCCGTGCAAATTTAAAGGACGAGCCTGTTACAATTCGTAAAGCTGAGAAAGGTTCCACTCGCACTTTTAGTTGTGCGCCGATGGATTTCTCCCTGGTCATGCGGAAGTTTTTACTTCCGTGTGTCAGAGTCATACAGCGAAATGCATTCAATTTTGAATTGGCTGTAGGGGTTCAGGCGCCTAGCTACGAGTGGCACTTGGCTTACGAGCATATCGTCAAACACGGCACTGAGCGAATAATTGCTGGGGACTATTCTAAATTTGACAAAAGAATGAGTCCCTGTTTTATTCTTGCCGCGTTTGACATAATGCGATCATTATGTAAACTGGCTGGTTATAATGCTACGGAACTGTTGGCGATAGATTGCATAGCCCATGATGTTGCTTTTGCTACCACCGATTTTTACGGGGATCTTGTTAGGTTCTTCGGTACCAATCCCAGTGGGCATCCATTAACTGTCATCGTCAATTCCATAGTTAACAGTCTATACATGCGGTATGCGTATTATCTTCTCTCTCCTACGCGGAGCGTGCATGATTTTCGCACCAATGTTAGTCTGCTGACATATGGAGATGATAATATAATGAGTGTAAGTCCCAGGATTAGGTTTTTCGATCATACTCGTGTTAGTCGCGCCTTGAAATCAATAGGCGTTGAATACACGATGGCTGATAAAGAAACCGAGTCCATTGCCTTCATCCCGATATCAAAAGCAACATTCTTAAAAAGAAGGTTTGTTTTTAGTGAGGATTTAGGCGCTGTGGTCGGCCCTATCGACCATGACTCGATATCTAAGAGGATGGTACGGTGTGTGAAGGGGAAAAATTATGTTCCTCAACAGCACATGCTAGCCGTTATCAAAGACTCCCTTGAGGATTATTTCTTCTATGGGAGGTACGTGTTCGAGGATCGCCGAGCCAAATTTTATTCCATTGCGTATGAGAATGGCTTGTTGGATTATGTTGATAACAGTAATCCGTTCCCATCTTGGGACGAATTATTGAATCGATATAACGTAGCGTCCGAACCGTATCGGGTCAAAGTTTTAGGGAAGGTAGAGAAAGAGGTCCTAGCGAGATTAAGCGAATCCCATTTTGATACTGTAGTACCACAGAGTGGGTATAGCCGGATACTCCCTGTGCAGCGAATTCAGTATTTAAGGGGCAGGGCTATTCAGCCCTATTGCTCATGTGTGGCCCCTATTCAAGTAGGCTATGAGCGAACCGGTGGAGCGGATTCTACATTGAGCAGTAATGAATACCGCGTAAATAATCTGCTCTCTAATAACACCGATACATCCGCCATGGGAACTACTACACCAGCTATGCCTATTGATGTGCCGTCCAATTCGGGCGTCGCTCAATCCGAGCTGGTAACAGGATATTCCCAACAACAGCAGACCACTCAGTTTTCCGATAATTCTATGGAAGCGCTATATACTCAGCCGTCATACGCTGATCCAACACGTTGCATGGATAAAATTTCTACCGGAGAACTTGGTGATTTTCTGTCGCGACCGACATTGGTTAAAACTGTCACGTGGATTCAGGACACTCCTCTTTCCACGGTCAGTACTGATGTCTGGTCTGCCTTTTTCTCTGCGGCACCCATTCTTAGGAAAATAGAGAACTTCGCATTTTTCCAAGGTGAGATCCATATAAAGTTGATGATTAATTCGTCACCTTTTAATTATGGCGCTTTGTTAGCGGCTTATGAACCGCTTAAAGCCTTTGGGTACGATCTAAGTTCGACCTCTGCGGTCGCGGCTTTGCGAACATGCGAGTTCTCTCAATTTCCACATGTTTGGGTTTTGCCTCAGAACAGCCAAGGAGGGGAAATTGTCTTTCCCTTTATGTATGACCTAGACTGGTTGGATCTCACAAGGGCCACTGAGGTGGCTAATATGGGGACCTTGCACCTTTTTGAGGTCACGCCCTTGGCGTCGGCCAATAACACCACCGGCCAGGACGTCGACATTCAGGTTTACGTCTGGTTTGAAAAGGTGGAGTTATCTGGTCTGACACATAAAGCTCCTTTGCAGATGGGGTACCTTTCTGAAGTTTCAAGTAAGGTTCCCCAGATGTGGAAGGCTGCTACTTCAAAATCGGTCGATGAATACTCTAAGCGACCTATTTCCAGTATAGCTGGTACAGTGGCGGCGGTCGCCCGCCCTCTTACTTCTATACCTGGCATAGGCATATTTGCCAAAGCCACAGAGATGGGCGCGTCTGCCGTGTCCTCTATTGCTAGTTTGTTTGGTTGGACCAATCCACCGAATATTAGTAATGTTGAACCGGTCAGACAAGCGCCTTATCACGCTTTCGCATCTGCTGCTGTTTCAGTGCCCGGCGACACCTTGACTTTAGATCCCAAGAGTGAGCTTACTATAGATCCCAGATCTGTTGGTTTAGGAGATATAGATGAACTCTCAATAGCTAATATCGTTCAACGTGAAGCCTACATCGGCACTGCCTATTGGTCTACTGCAGACGCACCCCAATCAACGCTTGCCGCCGCTCCAGTGCAACCTTTGCACTACCTGCGTGCG